AATCACGTTTCCGTCGGTTCTCATCTCTCAGACATCAGAGATCGGCAACACTTGGGAAGGGTATTACACTGCGACCTATGTCATCGCCTGTATCGCAACATCGGACCTTGACTGTATCGGTATTGCCAAGTCCGTTCGGGACGTCCTGGACGGCTGGGGCGGGAATGGGATTGAGGACGTCCGTCACGAAATGACAATCCCCACCCGGAACGACAACACAAACCCCATTTCGTTCTCACGAACGCTAACACTGATAGTGACCTATCAGGAATTGAAATCATCATGACAAATCAGTACACAAACATTCGGGACCTGAAATTCGGGTCAGCTGACGTGCGTGTGGCCCTCTACACGGACACGACAGCAACTATGGCAACCGCAACCTCGGTCGGAATGCTGGACGGAATCAAGTTCAGCGTTTCGGGCGATGAACAAATCATCGAGACTGACAACACATCAGACATTGACATGGGAGCTACCAATATGACGGTAGTCATCAGTGCGTCTGCCTGGAAGAACATTGATCTTGACATCCTCCACAAACTGACGGGAGAGATTGGAACGGTTACCTCGACCGCAGGATCAACACCGGTCACAGTCACGGATGAACCCCATGTCCTGACGGGAACAATCTCAGAACGTCTGGCCAACAAGAACGGTGTAGTCCCGACCCTCGTCACCGCTATCACTGTGACCCAGAGCGGAGTGACAGCGACCCTCAACACGGACTACACGATCGGGCTTGATAAGGAAGGATACACGACCATTGCTGCCGTTGCAGGGTCAACTGTCATTACCTCGGGCGAGACCGTGCTTGTGGACTACACATACACCGCTCCGGCAAGTAAGAAAATCACGTTCGGTACAGGCACTACTCCCAAGTATCTGCATGTGTGGCTCGTGAACACCAATGCAGCGGGCGAAGAGTTCGCACTCGAAATCTACAAGGTCCGGTCCATGAAATCGGTCGAGTTCACTTTCGGATCCGACAAGAAACGTGACCTGCTCCAGATGCCTATCAGCATCACCGGTGTTGAGGATGATACCAGGGCCGTAGACGACAACCTGTATTCGGTCATTGATGAAGTGACGGTGGCATAATAATGCCCACCTTCGATTTTACGACGGTTGAACCTGACGAGCCAATACTGCTAAAACTTGGTAAGGGGAAAGACCAGGTTACGATCGACCTAACGTTTATCCCACCTCAGAATGCTTGGGACACCGTGATGTTTGTCAAGAACTCTCGTGACAAAGTGAAGGAAGAAGAACTTACGGAGACGGAACTCATGGCCGGGGCTGTTGCGATCGCTTCTCGAGGTCTTGTAACTCCGCACCCGGTAGATTCAGAATGGATATTGAAATCCGTTGAACTTGGACCTTTGATGAAGGTATATAATCTGATATACCGGACAGCAAACGGCCAGACGGTGACTGAAAAAAACGAGTAACTCCCTCAGAGGAGTATTTGATTATGATCGCCCCTATCTGTCAGGTATACGGATGGACTCCCGATTATATCAACCGGAACATACCTCTGGCGGATTTACTCGTATACCATTCAGCCGCAGTTCGGATACAAAGAGCAAAAACATCTGAGGAGAATTTATTATCATCGTTAAAAATTGCTGGAGGGTTGAAAGGATGTCTCGGCAAGTCTGTTACTACAGGCAATGGCGAGAACGACGAACCGGATATCGCGGGATTCAGAGCGTTATGCGGGGGTCACATAAAACGGAGCGTAACCTAATATGACAGAGACCGAAGTCGATAAAATGGTTGTTGCCCTTGAAGCTGAGATGGACGAGGCTCTTCGGGGATTTGACAAGGTAGATAAATCCGCAGATAAACTTGAAACTCAACTCGAGAATGTCGAAAGGCAGAGTAAGGAGACAGAGACCTCGATCAATAAGATTGGGACAATCTCGAAAGAATCATCCGGAGATGTTGATAAATTAAATACCTCATTGGTTAATGAGAGCAAAGCGGCGGATAATGCAGAGACAAACACATCAGAACTCAATACCGAAATTAAAGAGACGGGAACTGAGTCTAAAGAATCATCCAACAAGATAGATGATTTGATGGAGATAGTGAAAGGGATTGGGGTTGTTGCTGGTATTACTGCTTTGATAAACCAGATTAAAGAGATTGGGGAAACCGCAAAAGAAAGTGCGACTCAAGTAGAGAATGCGGCGTCACGTATGGCTCTCGCACTCGGTGTTTCTGGGGATGATTTACTTGAATATCAAGATATTTATTCTGAGTTATTGAATATTGTATATACTAAAGACCCACAGGACATAGGGACCGCAATTGGGATTCTTGGCACGAGAAACACAGACCTTGAGAAAGAGGGTTTGAAAGAGCTAACTGCAGATTATCTTGAGTTTGCGGCAACCGTCGGAACCTCTGATATTGCTTCAACTATCCGGGCGACTGACAATGCGTTCAAGAAATGGGGTATAGGGGTTGAGGACCAAGCCAAATATCTTGACTATCTGGCATCTGTTACTCAAGATACTGATGTTGAATATATGACGTTAATCAACACCCTTGCACAAGGGGATAGGGCATTTCCAGCATGGGGTAAATCCTTCTCTGAAGCGGCGTATCTTATTGGTTCGTCTAACTTGGTTGGTGAGATTGACGATGTTGTTCAACTCGTTGGTGCCGTTGATATGCTGCTTGTCCAGAAGACGGATGAACTTGGAACAGAGGCAGAAGCAAAAGAGTATATTGCATCTATGATTTATAAGGCCCGCGCGTTAAATGATGAACAAAAAGCAACTAATTATCTTGTAACTGAGTTGGGAGTGTCATCACGTCTTGCCGGAGTGTTTTCTGCCAACATCTACAGCAGTGCGGACGCAACAGGTCAACTTGCCCTCGAAGCTAGGGCCCTCAATGAACCGATCAAGGCTTGGAATGAAGACCTTCTCACTACGGAGGATAGAATCAATCGTGCTAACAATGCCTTGTCAGAGAACGAGATCGTTCTTGGAAATGCTTTGAACAAATGGGATGGTATTGTTGCAGATGCTACCACATATGAAAAGACACTCTACAATTTCTGGGGTATTCCGTCTATTGATGTTTTCGGTCTTTTCAAGACGCCCTCACTCGGATTTTACACCCCGGCTGCTGATCAAAAAAGTAAGTTTGATACTTTATTGGGAGTGGGTGAAGAAGATTATACCGATCAGATGACTAGTATTGAGCGGGCAAAGGACTTGATATCTCGTGCAAATGAACTGAATATTGATATCTCAAATCTTGACTTGAAGCCAGGATATGGTACTTGGTTTGAAGCGGATATTGCGGCCGGGAAATATGAACAACTCAAGAATATGGTTGAGACTGCGGAGAGAGGAGAAAAACCTTTTGACGAACTGAACACCTCACTCGAGACAACAGATGGGTTACTAAAGAACATAACGGATTCATCCGATCCAACCACTGCGGCAATAAATGATATGGGTGGTCCGGTTGATAACCTTAATACAAAAGTAACAAATCTAATTACCAGTCTACAAACGCTCATCAGCCTACAGTTTCAGGCGGGTTTATCATCACCTAATGTTAGTTCAACCCCTAGGACATCGACAGAGCAAGAATACCCCCTACCAAGCTCGTCTGGCGGCGTATCTATTGGGCAGCTTGTGGTTAACTCCCCGGCGGCAGATGCATCAACCATGATGAACACCACAAGACGCACACTGAGAAATATTGGAGGGATGATGCACTAATGTATCTTACGTGGACAGGTAACAACGGCGACGAACTCGTCATTGCAGATCCGTACGTCTCCTTCCCGGAACCTCCGTTCCGGTTCGTCACTCACGAAGGATTTGGCGGCCCTGAATACGACGTCCAGACACTTCGCGGAGCATATCAGGACGGGGCGACCGTGCAGAACGTCCGGCTCATGCCGAGAAACCTCATGGTCCGGTTCCTGATAACCGCAGTTGACCGGGTCGGTGTCGAGCAGAAACGTCGGAGAGTTGCGGCAGCGTTCAACACCCGGTATGGTCATGGCACGCTAGTATGGACACAGGAAGATGGGGCAAGATACGGTCTCCGCTGCCGGTCACTTTCCGGGTCTCCTCAGTTCCTTGCAGGGCGTAAGTCTCAAGGCAGAGTCTGGCAGGAGGTCGTTGTTGACCTAATAGCGGCCGATCCGAACTGGTATGATGCAGATGCCTTACCGATCATTCTATCTTCGAATACGGGAGGTCTATCGTTCCCTGCTGCGTTCCCTGCGTTCTTCGGTGTGGCGGGGTCTTCGATGGAGATCATCAACTCCGGCGATATCTCTACCCCTATCCAGGTGGAAATACCAGGTCCGTGTACAAATCCAAGTATCGAGAATCTGACTACCAATGAGACTATTGAGTTAACCCTGACGGTGGCGAGCGGCGAGACCGTTCTCATCGACACCACTTATGGTGGTTTGTATTGTCGTCTTCGGTCTTCGGCCGGAGTTGAGAGCAATGCCATGCAGTATCTATCAGAAGAATCAACATTCTGGCAGATTCAGCCCGGCGTGAACATCGTGACGTACACCGCAGCCAGCGGGTCGGGGCTTGTTACCGTGAAATGTCCGTCTCGTTATACAGGTATTTGAAATGACAGTAAATTTAAACACAGAGGGGTATGAAGCTCTGAGAGAGCGGACACCCGTCATCGAATGGTATGCAGAACTCCAGAAAACCGATGGGACAGCGGTCCGTGCTCGGTATCCTCTTGTATCGAACAGGACATCATCAGCAAACACAACCCCCATGACGTTCTCTCTTACCGTGACCGGGTCTGAGGTAACTCTCCCTTGTCTCATCGAGAAGGTTAGACTGTATGAAGCGTCAACCGGCGGAGATCCGCTTTGTGATGCTGAGACTATCTCCCCGCTTCTCCTGGCAATCGCTGGAGACGAGGGAACAGTGGTCCTGACAATCACTCTGCCGGCGGTGTCATAAAATGGCACTTCCTGACCTTTATCCGGCTCAGGTCGGATCACCTTACACAACTCTTTCGGCATCATATACAACAGAGGCGGCAACCATGTCGCTGACGGATGCGACGAAACTGCCGAACGCACCGAACATCGTGTGCCTTTCCGGGACAGTATCCGGCGAGTTCAGATACACGGGAAAGAGCGGTAACGACTTGACCGGCGTATCGAAACTCGAAGGGACTCCGACTGCTACATGGGCGGCAGGAACATATGCATTCCGTGGAATCGCGGCATATGACATGACCTCCCTCCAGACTCGGGCGGCAGCTCTCCAGGAACAGGTTGATCTCCTCAACGAGGCGAACTCGCCGATCATTGGAGTGTCATGGGATACGACATCGTCGAGTCCTACACTGACACGGATCGACGCCGAGGGAAACACTCTAGGGGCAATGAGCACAGCTGACTTCGACAAGCATATTTGTTTCGGCGGCAGGTGGCGGTGTGTTCGGAATCGGACCACTGGAGCGATCACATACGGCACAAACGCACGCGGAGACGGTCTGACCCTCGACGGCACTGCTGGTGATGTCCTTGTCCGCAAACCAATCGTCTACGTCAAGACAGATTACGGTGTGGCTGGGACCGGTATTGCCCGGTATTGGATATCTCCGCGTCCTGCGGCAGGGTTTGTGGTCCATCCGGCATGGATGCAGAGGAACAATGGAATTGCATCTCCGGTTATTTACTCGGGCGCATACGAATCCTACGGATATCTCCAGGGAAGCACGTTCATGATCGGGTCGGCGAGCGGTAAAATCCCAATCACCGGCGGAGTTGCTTATCCTGACCTGCCGAACACAGGACGGTTCCACATGGGAGATGCCGAACTGTATGCGAATAACATCACCGGAACCAAACGCACCGGATGCGAGAACGTGTTCAACTATGCGGTGAACCAGATGTTGATGTATATCGAATATGCAGTCACTGACTTACAGACCGCACTTGGTAAGGGTATTGTTGACCTTGCATCTGGCACTGGTTTCGCCGGGAAAAACACCGGAGCTGACAGTATTGACTCTCGGTTGGCTGCCAATGGAACAGGCACAGGATCAGGCACAAACGGACAGACACCAATTTGTTGGCGCGGGGAAGAAAACCCATATGGAAACACGTACAAGTTTGTCATTGGAGCCAACTTTTTCCTCGATGGTTCTGTCAGGGTCCTGAAGCGCGACGGGACTGGGACGATCGCAGCCACTCTCGCGACCGGATCATACGACACCGTGACAGGTCCGGTTGCATTGACAAACGGATATGCATCCGCAGTGCTGCATGACGCTGTAAGTGATATCCTGTTTCTGTGCAGCTCGGTTGCTGGCGGAGGGAGTGGATACTTCCTCTGCGATTATTGGGCGGCTCCTACGGCAGACGGAAACATCCTGCTTGCGGGGGGCGCTTGGAGCGATGCGCTTACTGCGG